ATTGTATATGGTAGAGATGTAGGTTATAAGATTGAGCAAGTAGACTTGGGGGCAGACATTCATGCTATTTCTGCTACACAAAAACGTAAGGAGATGGGAATATGAAGCATTTAAAGTTAGTTCATGAAAACTACTTTAAACATATGCTAGAGGCTTGGTTGATTGTTATTACATTTATTGGAGCAGGATTAATTTGTTTTATTCATTCAATCTTCCCATTTTTATTTCAAACAACTGCATCTACTATGGTAAAAAAAGTAATTAATAGGACAGATAAAAGGCAAAACGCTAATGATTAATAAATTAAAAAAGTTATTCTTTACTACAAGTCCAACGCAACATTTTCAAATTAGGTATAACACCAATGTTGAAAGTGGAGATTTGGTGTGGAGAATTATTATTGATGGAAAAGAGTCACTTGCCAGCAACATTCAAATTCGTGGTTATACCTACGGTGAGTCAAGCATCGTTAATGGTGAAAGAAAAATGAATATAGCATGCGATGGAAGAATTTATTGGACTGGGACTAGTGCTGAAATTATTACAGTAAAGGCTCCAGACCTACTGCCATGATAGTTTCTAAATCAAGATCATTAATTAAATCATTAACATGGAGGATAGTTGCATTAATAACTACCTTTGTTTCTGCATATTGGATCACTGGTGAAGAGATTGCTGCGCTACAAGTCACGGTATTGACAAATACAATTAACTTTATTCTATACTACGCACATGAACGTGGATGGAACTATATTCAATGGGGAAGAAAATAATGTATACAGATTCTATGCGTATGGCTGTACATTCAATTACACCCCCCAAAGGATTTGGTGTAGAGATTATTGACAATGAGCACTTTCTTACGGTAAAATTAGATGAAAAAAAGTTTTTGCACATGGTGCATGATGATAAAATATCAGCACTCCAATATGTTGTAAAATTAAAAAAGGCTTTAGAAGAGTGTGGAGCCATAGTTTTAGTAACCAGAGAGGCAATAAAATGATAAAACAAATTGCATTATTTTTTATTTGTAAAATAAAATCACACAATCTTGTTGACGCTGGCTCTTGTCCATTTACTGGTAAAAGTTATGCAGCATGTTTAAGATGTGGAGCAACAAGAACAAAATGAAAAAGAAAATAATTATATTAACATTATCAATAATCTCTGCTCTTGTTGCAACTAGTTTGTTTTTTGCTTCAAGGTTTAGTCAGTTATCAGAGTTAGAATTATTTGACATTGAAGAAGATGATTTTTAATTCTTGTCAGGATAGGGTACAATAGATAGTATGGAAATGATGTTTTTGGTATTTTTTGCTACCTTGTCTTTTTCTTTTGGGCTATCCTATTGGGCAACTTTTAGTAAACTAAAAAAGTCTAACCTGTTATTGGCTGAACTTTTTATAAAAAACAGGGCACTTGAAGAATTAAACTCCCAAGCCAACAGTGGTATTAACATGTCTGACGATACACTACATAAAGAAAACTTTATAAAATTTTTATCTGACTCTAGAGACTGGGCATTTGAATATATTGAAAAGTCACAGAAAACCATTAAAGAGGTTTCAGATGATTTAAAGATAAAAGGCTTAGACGACTATTCTGAGAAACTTTTAGCACTTTTACCAGAGATAGATCAAAAAAAAATAAATGAATAAAAATGAAGTTAGATTTATACCAAAAGATAAGCAAGCGGAACTTTTAGTTCCAGGACCAAAACCTGCAAACAATTATCTACCACAATGGTTTAAAGATATGCCAGCATTAATTCCAAACATTAACAACACTAAAATGGATGAGACTGCAAAGCGCTGTATGCCATTCGTTGATTCTTTTACCTCTGGCTATATTCAAGAACTTCCATGTGATATTGAAATAAGTTATAAAGGAACCGAAGAAGGTTCTAAGCAAGATATTATTGCTTATAATTGGGCTGGAGAAGTTAGACCAATGTCTACAAGAGAAGAAGATTTAGGATCTAAAAACGTATTTAATGGTTTTTCTGAATACTATAATGCAGAATTTCATTGGAATAGTTTTTGGGAACCTAAAACACCAAAAGGCTATAGTACTTTATATTATCATCCATCAAATAGAGTAGACCTTCCCTTCACTACTCTTAGTGGAATAATTGATACCGATAGATGGAGTATTCATGGCCCAGTGCCTTTTTTAATTAAAAAGGGTTTTACTGGAGTAATTCCTGCTGGAACTCCAATTTATCAAATGATTTTTATTAAAAGAGACAGTTGGAATTCTAGTTACTCTGTTTATAATGAAGACGAGCAAAGAAAAATTAATTATAGTGCAAGAAAATTTTTTATAGGTGGATATAAAAAACAATATTGGCAAAGAAAAGAGTACTTTTGAAAGATATATTTTTATCAGTAATTACAGGTTTTGGATGTGGTGTTGTATTTGCTGCATTCAAATTACCAGTCCCAGCACCACCAGTTTTTGCGGGAATCGCAGGAATCATTGGTCTGTGGATTGGTTTTACAACAATAACAAAGGTTATATCCTAGGAGGAATAATGAATAACTTATTAAACGATAAGGCAAAGGCAATGCTAGCATCATACGGACGATCCGTTCTTGGTTCAGTAATTGCACTTTACATGGCTGGCGTAACAGATCCAAAAGATCTTTGGGCTGCACTAGTTGCTGCTCTTGCGCCCGTTGCATTGAGAGCACTTAATCCTAATGACAAAGCATTTGGCGTATTGCCAGATACAGGTGCCGTTTCGGATGCACTTAGCAAGATTGTACCTGCTAAGAAGGCTCCAGCAAAGAAAAAGGCTGCTGCTAAAAAGAAGTAGTTAGTTAATTAGGAGAGGCGAATTTACTAAAATAGATTCGCCTTTCTTAATTTTTATAATGGAGAAGTATGGACTTTGTATATATATGTAAAGATGGAATAAACGAAGAGTTAAAATATTCAATTAGATCTGTCGTTGAAAGTTTTCCAGAAGCAAGCATCTGGGTTGTTGGCGGTAAGCCTGATTGGTATGTTGGCAATTACATAAAAGTAGAACAAAAAGAGTCAAAGTATAAAAATGCTGTAAAAAATTTAGAAACAATTTGTTTTTCACAAGAAATATCAGAATCATTTATCTTAATGAATGATGACTTCTACATTATTAAAAAAATAGACAGAATAAAAAATTTTCACAGTGGTTTTCTATTAGATAAAATAAACCTATACCAAAAATTAAATGGAAATTCTCAGTACACCAGAAAACTTTCAGGCACATATAAAAAACTTAAAGCATTGGGATTTGAAAATCCACTAGACTATGAACTTCACGTTCCAATGATTATGGAAAAAGAAAAATTAAAAATAGTTCTAGAACTTTTAGATCAATTTTTATGGAGATCTATATATGGAAACAAGTTTGATGTCGGTGGAACACAAATGGAAGACGTTAAGGTTTACAATTCTGGACCATTAGTTCTTAAATCTTATAATTTAAACATAGATGATCACACATATTTATCTAGTGCAGACAGTTCATTTAATATTATATTTAATAAAATACTTAAAGACAAGTTTAATAAAAAAACTAGATTTGAGCAATAAGTTCTAAGTATTTGTCTTTTAATATTGTTGGGGCAAAGTTATTAAACCCTAACTCGTAAGCCTTTTCTTTATAATTAGTTTTATCATTGATAGACATATACTTATCAATTGTTTGTGCTAACAAAACATTATTTGCTTCAAACAAATTAATTCTAACCTTTGTTCTAATTGTTCCTATAGAGTCTGATTCAACTAACCAATCTTGTGGCAAGATCTGATTATTAGGTGAGACATTTGTCATAAAAACGGGAAGGCCAGAAAGTAAGGCCTCATTCATTGGTAAACACAGTCCTGCATATCGTCTAGGTAATACCATAGCATCAAAACCGTTATACAAGTCTTCCCTGTTTTCTGGATTGCCAATTTCAATCTTTAGTCTTGAATCTGATACATTAGTTGCTATTTCGCTTTGACTTCTAATGACTAATTCATAATCTGCTTTAGAATGTTTTAACATATTTATTACGGTTTCAGTACCGTTTCTATCTTTGGCTGCTTTCTTCCCAGCAATGTGTAATAGTCTATTGTGTGATTTAGAAATGTTGTTATTTTTTACAGTTGTAAACAACTCAGGAGTAGTCGGAGGCGGAAGATGAATTACTTTTGTCCTATCTCCAAACATGCTTTGAATTGTTTCAATTTGCCACAAACTAGGCGATAACAATACGGTTGGTAGGGGTAGTTCTGGGTTTGATAAGTGACCAAACAGTTCATAGTTATATTGAAGAATGGTTTTTACACCACGTTTATTTGCAAACCTTATAAAATTTTGATCATAAAAGGTCTCACAACTTAACACAACATCTACATCTCCTAAAAACATTTTTATCTGTTGAACAGACGGAAAACCTTGTGTCTTAATACAACTGTATTGATCATACCAGTGTGGATGTTGTTTGTTGTTATTAAACGGGGTGGAGTCAATTAAAAGAATCTTATCGGGATTAAGCATATTGACCAACTCTTTAGTCTGATTACCAAGTCCAGTGTTGTCTGATCTTGCTATGATTCCTAATCTCATTCTTTATAACCCCAAGTTTCATCGTCAGCCGTAAATTTACGAGTACCTTGGCGACCATCTAAATGATACGAACGCTTAATGCTACCTTCAGGATGATATATCCAAAGTTTGTGCATCTCCCAACCTTCTTGATTAAACACTTCATACGGAGATATATCGTCTTGAATTGCTCCATGAAATGTATCTTCTATAAAAAATTTATCTTTACATTTTGGAAGCACAATATCTTTATAATATTTTTTTCTACTTAGATGTGGTCGTTGACTCCACTGTATGGTTTTCATAAAGCCATCCTCTAAACCAAACATAAGGTGTTCATGCTCTTTTGGTATAAATGATTCAAAATGAAAACGAATAGTATTTGCCTTATTGTATTCAAACATATCTAGACACTTATCCCAATCTATAGGAATGTCTGGAGTTAACGGAGCATCGCCTTCAACGTAAAGTAATAGAGGTGTTTTAACTTCAGTAATTGTTTGACGCATCATGTTGGTTTGATGACTATGCTCTTTAAATATAAAAGGTAGGATGTTTTTATCTTCATGTAAACACTTCCATAAAATGCGATTTTTGTATTCATCGTAATCTTTTTTACGATTTTTTTGTTCTTCCCTAAGACCATCTATTTGCATAATAATTTCGTTGTCTGGAAAATGAACACGAATATCACTAATAGTTTGTTCTATCATTGTTGTACTTGGATGATCTGGAATTACAGATGTAGCCATAACAATTGTTATATCTCTTTTATGCATTTATTTGCCTCATTAACTCAATAAACAAATCTCTTTTATATTTAATCCACCA